CCTAACGTTCGAGCTAACCGCGCCAATGACGGCGCTACAGGAGTATGAAGATGGCACAAGTTGACCCGCCGGCATTGGTCCGGTTGAGCGAGGGGTTAGCCGGCCCCCACGAAAACCGGCACAACCTTGGAGCGCAAATGCGTGAACTGACAGACCACAAAGTGAACCCCGCAAACGACGTGCTGACTGTGGCCGTGACCGACGAGCCCGGCAGCGGTGGCGCAAATCACATGTACGAGGTGAGCGGCTACAAGGGCAAGAGCGGCGCGAACAGCGTGCTGATCGAGTTCCAGAACGGGCCGATCAACGAGGCCGGCGTCAACGGCCTGACGCACGAGGTGTTGCTTGCCATCGTGGCCGACCGGCTGCGCAGCTTCCAGCAAGGCCCGTTTGCCAGCCGGTACAACGCCATTGCGCTGACGCACATCGAAGACGCGCAGAACTGGCTGAACCGCCGCACTCTGGAGCGCATGCGCCGGGGCGTGGAAGGCACCCACAAGGCGTGAGCACTGCCGGCCTGGAATGGTGAAGCGCCACAGGCCGGCTAACGTGTTCTATGGCGCAAATCCGCGCCATAACCTGCCCACAGCCGGATAGTGGCGCATGATGATCACTGCCGCCCAAGTCGCCACGCTGCTGGGCCTGTCGGAATCGCGGCATTTTGGGAGAAATCTCCCGCACACCTACGGCGCCGGGGTGCGGTTGCGGCTCGTAGTCTGTCCGAAGTAGTAACCGGCAAGGGCGCCGATCACCATACCGACCACGCCGTTGGCGATGGCACTCCGAACGTCCTCGCTCCAAGGCGTGCCGAACAGACCCACGACGCTGCCAACGATCATGTAGACCAGTGGCAGCAGCGCGATTGCGACCCAGAAGCTCGGGCTGTGAATCATGTCGTTGCCAGACATTGCAGCGTCGGCCTGGCGCGCTCCCGCAATCCCGCCGCCGTCGGCCGGCGCCAGCGTGAACCAGTTCGATTCCACGGCCTTCGTGGCGGCAGCCACCGCTGCTGGGTCGGTCTGCAGTTTCTCGACCGCCGCCTGCGCGTTGACCGAGCCGGTGGCCTGGGTCACGATGTCCAGCACAGCGGACGCTGCAGCGACGTTGCGCTCTGCGACCTCGCTGCCGTTTTTGAAAATCGCGGCCAGGCGCGGAATGGCTGCGACGACGGACGGCAGCAGCGCCGTCACCAGTGCTGGAATTGGCATGCCTGCCTCCTGTGAGTATTGCGTAGGGTCGCCCGGCTGTGCTGGCGTCGTCAGGAACATCGCGCGCTCAGCACGGCGCCTGCTCGTCAGTCCAGGCAGCACTTCCTTTGCGCCGTTGACGGTGATCTTGTCCCACCGAAGAAACTCATTCGCCGCTTCGTGAATATCGCCTTCGTTCAGCTTTTGCAGCAGCGTGGATTTTCCGAATGCCGAGCCGCCGATATTGAACGCCAGCGACACCATCGCATCGTATTGTTCCTGTGTGACAGGCACCCTGACGCCATTGTTGACTGCGGCCTCAGCCTGCGCCAGATCATCCCGTAGAAGCTGCTCTGCTTCAGCCTCGCTGATATGCTGCCCCGGCTGCACGTTGCCCGTGTGGCCGTGGCCGATAGTCCAGACGCCAGCGCTGTCCTGATAGGCGTGCAGCCGCAGCCCTTCGTGGCGCTTGATCGCGGCGATGCCGGCCGGGCTGATTTTCACCGCTCAATCTCCGGCACGTCGCCCACTAGCAGCGGCGCCTTGATCACCGAATCGTCGCAGTCGTAATACGCTGAGACTGCCATCTTGTTGCCGTAGATGCCGCGCAGAATCCACGGCCGGCTGATGACGGCGATGCCGACCGGGTAGCTCTGCGGCGCACGGCCATCCTCGCGCTCAAGCGTGTCGGCCGGCTGCATGCTCTGCAGCGTCTGACCGGTATAGCCCAGGATGCGGACGAACTCGCAATCACGGTGCCGAGTGACGCGCAGCGTCATGCGCACCTCGTCTTGGTTCACGCGCTCGACGCTGTTCCACTGCAGTGTGGCCGGCGGGTTGTTCTCCGCGCTCCATTGCGAATACCAGTCGGCTATCGCCAGCACAAGAGGCGCGAACACGATGGCGATCGCAAACCCAAGCAGCAGCGCAGCAGCGTTCGGGGCGTGCTTTCTGATAGTTGGCGTCATTTGAAGAACACTCCTATCGTTCCCAACCAGATCAACAGCGCGCCCACGACGCTGCCCACGACCGCGAACGTGAGCCAGCGAGCGAACAGGCTGAAGACGTGCGCGATGATCCTGGCCGCCATGCGCTCATAGAGGGGGTCTGTGAAGTCGGGGTCGTCGCGCAACTCCTTGGCGACTTGCCGCATGACCCATCGCATGAGCTTGGCGTCCTTGTGCAGCGGGTCAAATTCTCCGGGTGAGGTTTCATGGTCTGCCACGGTCGCCTTTCAGGTCGCACTGAATCGCGCGGTCAGCGCGGCCAGGCCGTTGTTGGCTGGCGTGCCGTTGTTGAACGTGAACCGCCCCGCGCTGGTCTGCCCGATGGTGCGGCGCTGGTACGCGGCACCCAGGCGGGTCTGGCTGGCCGATCCGCTGATCAGGCTCATGCCAGCCGCGATGCTCGGGTAGGTGACATCCGCCGTGGCGTTGACGCTGGTGGCCAGGGTCACGACAAGCTCGGTCGCCGCCGCGGTGATCTGCGGCGCCGTGATGGCGTTCGTGGCCGTGTCGTTGACCGCCGTCGAGGTCACACCGATGTAGCTCAGGGTCATTCCCGTCGTCGCGCGCACGGCGAAGTACAGCAGGCCCATCAATCCGCTGCTGGCCTGGGTGAAGGTGGCATTCGCTCCTGAGTCTGCCGGGGCCGGCGTCGTCTTGCGGAACAGGCTCAGGGTCTGGGTGATGGCCGTCTCGGTGCAGGAGACCGAAGTCACCAGCGTCCACCCGGCCGGCGGGCTGACGGCGCTGCGGTGCATCAGGGCGGCATAGAGGAAGTCGCCCGTCAGGATGCCTTCCGGCATGGCGCGCGTGATGGAAGTCACCGAGGCGAGGTAGGCCGCGTCGCGCCACGCGCCGAGCACAGCGCCGGTCGCCAGCCTGGCCTGCAGGCCCACCAGTTCGATCTGCATCCGAAGGCCGTCGTTCATCCCGGCCTTCTTGATCGTGACCTGCGAGCCGTCGAACCACGCCAGCGTGCGCTCGATGGTGTATCGGTCACGCTGCTGCCGGTAGCAGAGTCGATTGGTGCGGATGTAGAACAGCAGCACGTCGTTGCGGTTGTTCGTGCCGTCGCGCTTGTCGTCCAGCGTCAGGAACGGGCTGCGCACATCGACATCCAACGTCGTCGTGGTGTAGTTCGCCAGCGCCGTGTCGTACCAGTAGAGGTACGCCTGGTTGAGCGCCACATAGGCGACCGAGACGTTCATGTTCTGGTCGAACGCCAGCGAGCATTCGGTGATGCCGGCGGCGATGATGATCGTGGTCTCGGCGGTGTACGGCTCCGGCGACAGTCGCAGGTCCGTTCCAAGCAGGCGCAGGCGCCAATTCTGATATTGCAGACCCAGGCTCGCGTCGTTGAGCGCAACGCCCCCAAGCTCGTAGTCCTGAACGCGCGTCGGGCGGCCGATGTCATCTGGCGCCAGCAGAGCGCCAGGAGCACCAACAAGATCGGGCGCCAGCGCGTCATTGGGGAGGCTCATGGTCTCCTGGCCCAGGTTTCCGATACGGTTAGAGAAAGCGTTCTTGTATTGTTCTTTGGTATTACTGGATCAAATTCAATTTGATGTCTTACAATGTTCGTTACGTTGTAAAATGTGGCTCCGTAAAACGACTTAGCGCCACCAGATACATTACCATTATCAATCGACCAATTAAATGTTGTGGTTTTTGTATATGTTCCTGCAGAATAAGCCGCAACACTTGATTCTTGATAATCAAACGCAGACAATCCAGACGGCGCTCCGGTATATAAGCCTATTGCCCCATCATAAATGTACTTCCCGGCCCCTGATCCAGTCGTCATCCATGTGCCATCAACAAGGTTCCTAGCTGGGCAATTACTGTAGCTTACAAGCCCGGCCGGGCGCATAATATAATCATAATCAACGCCGCTAATTGTCCGTGTTCCTGTTGCGTCTGTTATGTCCCTATACATGCGCAATTCATATTCAATATCTACAATTTCTATTGCAAGCACGGTAATAGGAAGCGGACTACCTCCGCCGTCCAGAATCAAGGACCGACTCCACAGATTGCTTCCGGTGCGGCCAATTCCAACTTCAGACCATGTTCCTGTTGCAGTTCCTGCTGCGAAGCGCTTGCTTTCTCTAAACCACCCATAAGGCGGAGGGCCAGCGACAAATCCGGTCGTGCCGGCATTGCTTGTCGTCGTGCTTGGACCAAGACTGATCAAGCCAATCTGCGATGCGTTGGGCGGAGTCGAATCGGTTCCAAGTGCGATTGTTTGCATCCATGACAAACCATTTGTGCCGATGCCGTCTAGCCCGTTGTCTAGAATCAGATTCGGAAACCGATACTCACGGCGGATGGTTCCGCACGGCTGTCGAATCTTGATGGTGAAGAATCCCTGCAGTCCGATGGTCATGTCAGAACTCCGTCAACAAAGTCGGCCGTGATGTCCGCGCCTTCAGGCGTCCAGTTGGCATAGGTGATGAGGATCGTTTGAATCTCGCCGGCCAGGAAGTCTGCCGTGATATCCGCGGCTTCCGGCAGCCAGTCGTCGTAGGTCACATAGGCCACGGTCACGATCAACTCGCCGGCCAGGAAGTCCGCCGTCACGTCGGCCGCGTCCAACTCGAACGGGTCGTAGGTGACGTAGGAAACGGTCACGATCAGCGCCCCGGCCGTGAAGTCGGCCGTGATGTCCACGTCCTCGATCGACCATGTATTCAGTTGCCCGGCCAGGAAGTCCGCGGCGATGTCCGCGCTGTCCACGATGATCGACGGGTACAGCTGGCTCGTCAGCTTCAAGGTCGCCTTGAAGCGGTACGGGTCGATCAGGATGTCCATGCGTGGTCACGGCGTCGAAAGCAGTACGGAGATTCGGCCGAGCAGCGACACGATCAGGCCCTTGGCCCCGGCGCCCGCGGTGGTGATGGACACCACGATCTCCGCGTCGTCGGGGATCGAGGTGATCGCCAGTTCCGCGGGCACGGCCGCGGTGGTGCTGGTTTCCTCGCCCTGGTCGATCGTGATCGGCACGGCCAACAAGGGCACCCCGTTGACGGTCATGTCGATGGTCACGGCCCCGGAGACGCTTGGCTCAAGCAGCGAGGCCCTCACTTCGAGCAAGGTCAGTTCGCGCTGCACGCGGAAGTAGGCCGCCTCGGGCGTGACTTCAAGGTCGCTCGTCAGGTCAGAGCACGAAAGCTGGTACTTCGTTGCACCTGTGAAGTCGCCGATCAGGTCGAAGCCGCGCTGGATCAGGATGAACTCGTTGACCGCCGACCGCGCGCGCGCCAGGCTGCCGGCAATGGCGTTGAACGCGCGCTGGTAGTATGGGTTGCTCGGTGCGGTTGCCATCAGCGTGCCAGCCTGCGAGGGGTGTAGGTCACGGTGGTGTTCTTCAGCGTGTGCGGCAGTTCAGTCGCGCTCTCGGAGAACACCAGCAGCGAGACCGATCGGCCTTGACCGTGGATGTCGAAGCGCAGCCGGCTCGAAGTGGTCACGTCCCAATAGGCCCGGTCCCAGCTTGCGAAGTCCCAGAACAGGCCCACGCCGTACTGGCGCTCTGAGTCCTGGGTGGACGGAACCCCGGTGTTGGCCAGGTCGGCTTCGGCATCAGAGAACTCGGCCGCCATGGAAATCTCAAAGGCGCTCTCGGCCAGGACATCGGCTTCGGCCAGGCGGTACTGCTTGATGTACTGAGGGGATCGCTGGTTTTGGCTGCTCATCCGCATGTTCGCCGTCACCACGTCGCCGTCGAAGCTGCGGCCCACGTCGGCCTCAAGCACCCAGCCGGTGCTGTCGCCCATGAAGATGCGGTACTCCCCGCTGATCTCGGCACCAACGATGCACTCGATGACCCGGCCGTAGTCGCAGGGCATCCATTCCATCTGCTTGCCTGGTGTCCCGCTGACGAACAGGCCATCGCTGAAGAAGCAGCGGTAGTTCGACTTGTTCTTGGCCAGAACCGAGCACTTGACAATGGCGCCGCGCACCAGTGGGTCCACGTTGCGGCTGGCGCTCTCGTAGCTGAAGTTGCCGAAGGTGTCGGTCGGCGAGTAGTTGACGAAGCCCTCACGGTCGAAGGCGATCGGGCGGACCATCTCGGCCGCGCTGTACGCCTGGGCGCCGGCTTCTTCAGCGACCCGCGTGAACTGCCAGGAGTCCACGTCGCTGCCGTACAGCACCCATACGCTGTCCTGGCACATGACCATCAGGGCGGCATTCGTTTCTGAGCCGCTCACGCCAAGCAGATTGGTGATGGTGTCGCCGGTCCCAAGTTCCCCGGCGCCAAGCACGGCGCTCCAGACGTAGGGCAGGCCGATGGCCGAGTGTTGCACGCCGGACCGGTAGGCATAGAACAGGTGGTTCTTGTGCGCCGCCACCGCCGTCGCGCGGATGCCGCCCATCCCCGTCGTCAGGGGCACGATGACGGTGCCGTCGAACTCCCATTCGAGGTTGACGCCATCGCAGCAGTACAGCCGCTTCGTGCTCAGGCTGGCGGTGAAGTTGTAGACCACCGACGACACCCGGCCGCCAGCGAACTGCGTGATGACAGCGGCGGCCCCCAGCAGGTTGCAGACGCCACCACCGCCGGCCGCTCCAGCTGCGAAGGTGCCGGAGATTGGAGCCACGATCATCCGGCCCGCCGCTGTGCCTGCCGTCCAGTCTCCAGACTCCAGCACCACGCGCTTGACGGTGGCCGAGCTTCCGCCTTGGGTAAGCGTCGATCCGTCAGCGTACTCCGCAGAACCGCCGTCGAAGCTGATCTGCGAGAACAAAGGCACCAGCGTCCAGCCGCTCGACGTGGATTTGTAGGTCTCCAGATTCCCGGCGTTGTCGATCCAGCAGTAGACGGTAGTGCCAAGCACGGCCACGCCGCGAATCGGCCCGCTCAGGCCGGCCGGCTTCAGGATGTCGGCCCGGTAGTCGTCGGCCGCCAGAGAGGCCAGTTCGTTGTCCACGAACCCGGTGATGGTCGGCTGGTCTTCGGTGACGGTGCCAACCGGAGAACCGCCGACGTTCAGCACCTCGGTCGTGAACGGTGTCGCGCTGACCCGGGTCACGCCGACCTGGGTCGCGGTGACGTAGATCACCTTGCCGGTGGCGCCTGACGTGACACCAGTCACTGTATCGCCAAGCGCTACACCCGTGAATCCGGCCGATGCTTCCAGCAGCACGTACTCGGCCAGGTGCGGCCGGAACCGGCCATCGAAGCGCTCGAACCCGCCGACGCGGCGATACCCGCCGCCGAAGACCGCTTCGTAGTTCAGCGAGAACCTGGCCGTCCCGAGCTTGGCATAGCCCGGCGGAGAGATCAGGTCGAGGCCACCCCCCAGGACTACCGACTCTGGCGTTACGGGCACGGTCGGCATCCGGTCGGTGCGCATGGTGCTCAGGCCAGCGGCATGGCCTCGATCATCATCGAGTCGGCCTGGTCAGCCAGAAGGGCGTCGAAGGTGGTTTCGTAGTTCGCTGCCGCGCGGGCCAGCAATTCTGGCGCCGCGTCGATCTTGGCCACTTCCATCAGGGCACGCCAGACCAACACCCGATGGTGCCTGGCCGGCATGTCTGGCGTATCAGCGTCGTCCACCAGTTCCAACGGCTCGGACTGGTAGTCGGCCTTCAGGTTGTAGACGATATCCGGCAACGGGCCGACGCACATGCCTTCGGTCGGGCTGATGCTCCATGCCTGCGGGGCGGCGGCGGCCGGCGGCGAGTCGAGGAACATGCGCACGTAGTCGTCATAGTCCGCCCACTGCAGGCCCCACACCGCAGTCGGGTTCGTGGGGTCGTAGGCGCGCACGGTGTAGTCCGCCGCCTTGGGGCGCCACCGGCCGAAGTCGGTCAGCGTCAGCGCCGTAGCGTCGTACTCGGTGTTGACGGTATCCAGCGCCTCGTCCATGGTGCGGCGCATCCACTTCCACCGACGCGGCAGCATCTGGGTTTCGAGCCAGGCGTCGTTGATCGCATCGAACAGGCGCTGCTGCTCTCCCGTCGCCGAAACGATCGAGACCGGCCCGGTGCCGCTTCGCAGCGACTCCCGGTGCAGGCGCTGCGCCAGTTCGAGGAAGGTGCTCACAGGGCGGCGATGACGGTGTACGGGAACCGCTTGCGGTCCACGGTGATCGTCTTCGACGGGTCATGCCGGTCGATCTCGTCCACGCCCAGAACCGCGTCGTCGAGCCGGTTCAAAACCGACTTGGGAACGTCCACGTTCTGCCCGCGCTCTATCTCGAAGTCGCCTTCCTCGCAACCGCCCACGAAGATGCGGCGCGGCTCGTTGTCGTTGCCGAGCGAGACGTTGATGGTGAACCATCCCTTCTTGCGGGCGGCCTCGGACGGTGGCTTGCGGATGTCGGACATGCGTGAACTCCAGGGATTGAGGCCCCGGGCCGAAGCCCGGGGACAAGGGTGCCGTCCCGTGGGGTTACGGGTTGGCGGAAGGCAGGCAGGCCAGCGTGTAGAACGTCGAGGTGACGTTGGACGCATCGAACAGGGTCGTCGCCGGCACGAAGGTCGTCGCGCCCGTGACCACCTTGATCATCCCGAACGGCGCCACACCATCCGGCAGCGGCGGCACGTTGCCGTCACCCTCGGCGTAGCCGGCGCCGTTGGCGATCGGCTGGCCGTCGTAGGTGCCCTGGACCACGACAACGGTGCTCGCGGCGTTGATTGCCAGCACGTAGTAGACGGTGGTGTTCGCCGGCTGGGTGTAGAACCCGGCCAGGCCAGACGGCTGCAGGTACGCGGCGCCAGCGGTCGGCAGATGCGAGGCAGCAAGGGCAACGAGCGCCGTCGATGTCTGCGCGGTCAGGTTGTAGATGATGCCGTCGATAGTGCATTCGGCAGCGGCCGACGTGTTGAACGCGCTCTTGGTGGTGCCAATGGCGACGATCGGGCGCGACAGGCAGCGGTTGCCGAGAAGGTGGCGAACGGGCTGGCTGGAGACTTGCTTGAGACTGGACATGGTGGTTTCCTTTCGAGTGCGCCCGGACTGACCGGGCGCGGTTTCAGGTTGATGGGTTCAGTTCAAGCGGCGCTTACTGCGTCACCCCGACTTCCAAGCGAATCATCCAGGCGTCGTTCAGGATGCACGCGGTCGAGTACATCTTGAAGCCCACATGCCCGCGCTGGCCGAGCACGTCGGAGTCGCTGGGCTTGGGATTGATCACGATGGGCGTCACCGAATTGGCCCCGGCCAGCGAGACCGTGGCGTAGGCGTCCATGCCGACGATGATGATCGGGTACACGTCGGGCGACCCCGTGCCGGTTCCGCCGTTGGTCAGCAGCGTGGTGTTGCCGCTGTTGCTGGTGCCGGCGGCGAGCCACGGCACATACAACGTCGAGGACAGGAAACGGATGTCGCGGTAGCTGCCCATCTCGTTGGGCATCAGGGGCGTGTAGCTGCCGTACTCGCTTGGGGTCTTGAACGCCTTGGCGCCGCCGGTCTCGGTCAGGCTTTCCAGGTCGGTCTGCAGGTCCGGGTGGCAGAAGGCGATGTAGCCCGGACGAACCGGGGCCGTGCCCACCTTGTCGGTGCCGGCCAGCATGCGCGTCACCAGCTTGGCGTTCTGGCGCTTGAGGCTGCGAATCGCCCGGTTCAGCATCGTCGTGGTGACGGCGCTGTTGGTGGCAACCCGCGAGCCGCCGGCCGTGTAGTTGACGTTTGTGCCGGCCTTCAGCACGTTGTAGCAGACCGACTCCATGGTCTGCCCGGCCACTTCGCCCATGACCTCGGCGTACTCGGACAGGACCGGGTCTTCGTGGGTGTCGGCGATCACGTCGCTGATCTGCACTCGCCGGCCGTACTGCGCCAGCGTGGCGGTCACGTCCGTCGCGTTGATCAGGTCGGCGGCCGGCGTGACGCCTTCCACCAGTGCGGTCGTGCTCGGGGCGAAACCGTTGTAGCGGCGGAACTTGACCACGTTGGTCTTGTTCTTGGGGATGGGCTGCTGCTGGCCAAAGCGGCTCATGCACATCGAAGGCAGGGCGCGCTCCAGCATCTTCGCCGCGGCAAAGGCTGCAGTCCGGGGGGTGATGTCACCGTAGACGGAACTCATGATCTCTTTCCTTCAGGCCGTCAGGCCCGCTTTAGCGCTTGCGTGAACAACTGGAAGTTGCCCTCGAAGTCGTCAGCCGCCGGGCCGGAAGGCGGGCGCTGGTTTCCTCGCGGGGCAACTCCGGCCGCCATGCGAAGGCGCTCGGTGTTGGGGTTGGCTGCCGGCGCAGATGGCGCCGCCGCCGTGATGGGTTTGCCCTTGGCCGCGTAGTACAGGGTCAGCACGCTCGCGCTGTCCTGCGCCGTCTTGGCCGTCTCGAAGATTTCAACGATCTGGCGCGGTTGTTCCTTGAGCCAGCCGTCGAAGTCCGGGGTCTTGATGTCTTCCCGCCAGGCCGGTGAGAAGCGCTGGTCCAGCGCATTCCACACAGCTTCGTGCTGCTGGCGTTCTTCGCGCGCCACGATCGGGTCGAGCCCGGCCTTGGCTTGCGTGGCGACCTGCTCGGTCTGATCCAGGCGCTTGCGTAGCTCTGTGACGGTGGACTCAAGGCCCGCGGTCACGGCTCGAACACGTTTCTGGACGGCAGCTTCGAGGTCTGGAGCGTTGGCAAGCACGTCCGCCTCGTCGGTGGCAGGGGCGGCGGCGGGCGCGGCTTTCGCGGCGTCCAGCGCATCAAGCCTCTGACGCATCTCGGCGATCATGGACTGGAGCTTGTTGTTCTCCTGGGCAAACGCAGAGATTCGGTTCGCTGACGAACGCTCGCGGTGAAGGGCTTCCTTCACTTGGCGCTGCAGTTCATCGACCGATGGCGGGGCGGATTCCGGCTTGGGCTCGGGCTCGGCCGGCGCACTCGGCGCGGGCGGTGCTGTCGCCGCTGCAGGCTCAGGTGCGGCCGGGGCTTCCGCTTGCGGCGGGGCCTCGGGCTGCTTGCTGAACTCGGCGAATGCGGCGTCGAACTGGTCGGCTTCTTCCACGGTTTCTCCTGACGGCGTGCTCAAGCAGAGGCGGTCGCGCGTTGCTGGTACGCGCAGTTTCTGAGCGCACAATCCGCTTGTCACGCTGCGCATACTCAGCGTGTCAGGAGAAACCTTGCTCGGATGGCTCGGTCTGGTGATGATCTGCAGCGTGTTCGCGGCCGGCGCGGTGCTGATCCTTGCCGAACTGCTGGGCTTCGAGGCGGTCGCCACCGCCGCCGGCTACGCCATGGTGCCGGCGACGGTGTTCTTCCTCGCGCTGCTGATCGTCGTCATTGCCGGCGCGGTGGCCGGCGGCGCGGCTACTGCAGTGCGGGCTCTGCTTCGCGCTCCGGTGCGCGCATGGCGGCGTCGTAGGCGCGGTTGATGTCCTGCAGCACCTTGCGCTGCTGCTGCTCCAGGCTCTGCAGCCGGGCGTACTTGACCGACTCGGGATGGTCAGCGGCGATGATGGCCAGTTCCTGCTTGCGCAGCGTGGACAGGCGATCGCGCGTGGACTTGAGCGCGCCGCCCAGCTTGGCGATCTGACCTGCCTCGTCGGCGTACTCGCGCGCCGCGGCGAAGTTGCCGGCCTTCTTGGCGCGCTCCACCGGGTCCAGCTTCTCGGCGATGGTGTTCATGCGCTCGTAGGCCAGCATGCGGTCTGTCTCGGCGTCGATGCGGCCGTAGAGTTGCTTGGCGAACGGCAGCCGGCGCGTGTCGAGGTCAGGGCGCTCGATCGACTGGCGCACGTACATGGCGTTCATCGTGTCGAGGATGAAGCTGGCCGGGCCGCCGCCGTAGGCTCGGGCCAGGGTCTCCAGTGTGGCCGGCGTGAAGTCGAGCAACCCGCTGCTGTAGGCATCCCCGCCGCTCGCCGCGTTGAGCCCGGCCGCCGCGCGCTGGAAGATGGTCCCGGCCTGGCCGGCGAAATACTTGGTCGAGTCCGGGGCCTTCTCGTCGTAGTCCGGGTACATCTGACGGCCGAAGGCGTTGAGGTTGAAAACGGCGCCGACCGGGGCGTTGATGAAGTCTGGCACCAGCGCCATCGCCGCGCCCTGGCTGTTCTCGAAGGAGCGCGTCAACTCCGGCGCCGGCATGTAGGCTGCCAGGAAAGCGCCGGCCGTGCGCGCCGCGGCCTTGGCCGGGGTGACACCGCGCGCCGGGTCGATGCTGTTGCGCCACAGATCGGCCGCCTGGTTGGCCACCGTGGCAAACCAGTTCCAGCCGTATGGCATGGGAATCTTGATGTACCGGCCGTTCCTGCTGCCGGGGATCGGCTCGCCCGTGCTGGACAGGGCCGGCACGTCGGGCAGGACGATGATGAAGTTGCGGTCCTTGACCTCGGGCGGAATCTTGTCCCACCACGCCACGCCGTCGTCATCGTCGCCCATGCTTGCGTTCTGCAGCGCCAGGGCCGCGATCCCGGTCATTCCAGCACCGAGCACGGCCAGGGTCTTCGGCGACTTCAGGCCCTGCATCACCCGTACCGTGCCCTGCACTGCCGGGTTGAAGAACAGGAAGTAGGCCGACAAGGCATTCGTCAGCGTGCCCTTGCGGTTGAAGTTGACGGTGATGTTCTTCGAGACCTTGGCGGCTTCGGCCAGGGTCTTGCCTTCGCTGCGCGCGGCCTGGAAGGCGGCGAAGCGGTTGGCGTTCTCCAGCCCGGCGTTGATCTTCTCGATCGTGCGCAGTGCCTTCGGACCCCAGACGCGCGGGTCGAACCCGCTGCGCGAGGCATCGGCGATCGACTTCTGCAGGTCCGCGGCGATCTCTGGGATGTCGCGGAAGTTCATGAACCCGGTCTTGCCGCCGGTCGCGCGGAACAGTTGATAGTCCGGGCTGGCCTGGCCAAACTCCGACCGGAAGGACTCGACCACGGCGCGCGGCAGTTCCTTCCACAGCTTCGCGGCGCCGCGGAATCCAACCTCGTCCAGCATGCCCAGCGAGGCCGCCATGGTGTCGCGGGAGAAATTCAGCACCGTGAACGTGGGCGAAAGGCTGGTGTAGAGCCGGCCCAGCATGCGCTGCGCCGCAAGCATGTGCCCGTGGAAGTAGCCCAATTCCTCGGCGTTGAGGTTCTTCATCTGCTCGCGCAGCTTCTCGTCGTTGATCTTGACGAAGACCTCTTTCCCGCCGTCCTTGATGCCGACTGTGTTGTTGTCCTTAACCACCGAGCGCTGTTCCTCGATGATCTGGTTTCCCTGGTCATCGACCGTCATCACCGGCCGGGTCTCGACGGCGTTGACTTCCCACAGCGTCGGGTCCGGGTTCTCGATGACGAACTGCAGGAATGACCGGAGAACCTCGTTCTTGCCGGCGCGCGTGAGAGCCGTCACCCGGGCCTGGATGATCTGCTCGATGATGTTGTCGGCCTCGGAGTACCGGCCGCGGGCGCGCTCGGTCTCCTTGCCGCGGATGTTGAAGCCCTTGCCGGTGCCTGGCTTGCTCTTGACCTGCTCGCCGGGCTTGCCGCCCAGGGGAACGTAGTTGTCGAACATCGCCTGCAGCGTCAGGTACTGGTCATCGGTGATCAGCCCTTCGTCCAGCAGAATGTCGCGCGTGCCTTGGGTCCATCCCATCAACTTCGCGTGGTGCTTGTCGAAGGTGGCATCCAGGCCCGCGGCCTTGGCATCGGCGATGATGGCGTCGGCGTCAGCGTCCGACATGCCAGACCACGAATCGAACCCGCCGGCCCCGGGCGCGCGAACGGTGCGCAGGTAGGCGTTGCGCTCCTTTGCGTGCTTGGCGTAGGCGTAGAGTTGCATCGAGCGCATGTCGATGCCGTCCGCCTGCAGGCCCTTCACGAAGTCCTGCACGTCCTTGTCGAAGTCCTCGATGCGACTGGCGACCTTGCCCCAATACCGTTCCTCGGCGCGGTAGAAGTCGTTGGCTTCGGAGACGATGCCGCCCTGCTTGCCCACGGTCTCGATGACCTGCTTCCATCGGTTGTAGCGGTTCTGCAGGGCCTCGACGGTCTTGGCGGAGCGGCCGAACTCTGGCAAGGTGAAGCGCGACGGGGTGCCGCGGGCCATGCGGATGTCATGGTTCGCGGAGTCAAAGGCGCCGGTGTTGCCGATGGCGGACTTCACTTGAGCCGGGTCAAGCGCAACCCACACGTCATGCTCCGTATCGCGCTCGTTGTTCAGTTCCTTGATGATCGCGCCGTCGTATCCGGCCTTGCGCATCGCCGATACCACTTGCGCACCAAAGTCGCCGTCAAAGATTTCCCAGATGCTTGACGGAGTGAGGTGGTAGAAGTCGTTGCGGCGTAGTTCGCTGTTCTCTACGATGTCGGCGATGAACTCACCGGGTAGTCCGTCACGCAAGTCGGCCGGGCTCTTGACGTTCATGAATACCGGCATCACGTTGGCGCCGCCTTTGCCTTGGAAATATTCCTCGGCAAACTTCACGTCAGGCGTGGTGAAAATGGCATGGCGCTCGGTTTCGATGGGTCCGAAAGTGGTGTTGTTGACAGTCGGCCGCCCAGGTTGAAAGACCGTGAAGTCGGCGTTGGTGGCGTGATACAGCCGCATCGGAGAGCCGTCGCTGTTGACGGCCATCGACACCGGAACCTTGTCCTTCGGATACCTGCTGCTGTGCGCTTTCGGGTCTTGCCAGTCGCCGAACCAGCGCTTGAACTCGGGCGTCGATGTCTGCGGCGGCCGGCTCATCATCATCTCTGCCGGGTTCGTCTCCCGCCACTCGTCGGCCAGCGCCATGAAGGTGTCGAAGTCTCGATCGACAAGCTGGTCGATGTCGCGGTAGCCCATGGACCTCGCGCGCTCGTCCAGCCAGGCCGTCTGCAGCGCGGCGTCTTCGGCCAGGCTCTTTGCCTCATCCTTCGTCTGGGGCTCGAAGAACTTGGTCTTGTACGGCTCGGGCTTCGGTGCCGGCGGCGGCGGGGCGATGAACAGGTCTTCGTGCTGGGCACGCACGATGCGCATGATCTCTGCGCGCTCGGCCTCGATCTCGGCCAACAGGTCGCTTGCCGCGGTGCGCTGGGCGTCGGCGGCCGACATGCCGGCGGCGCGGTGCGCGTCAACGGCAGCGAGCACCGCGTCGGAGTCGGTGGCCGTAATGTCGCTGGCGATGGCCAGGCAGGCGGTCATGCTCATACTGTGTCTTCCTCGAAGATGCCGCTTTGCATGACTCCGCGCAGCAAGGCCATGATGGTCTCGTCGTCCTCGATCAGCCGCTTGCGAGCCAGGATGCGCAGGTCTTCCTCATCGCGCCGCCGGGGCTCGCCGTTCAGGAGATCGTAGGGTGCGCGCTTGATGCCGGCCGGGTAGGCGCCGCTGCGGTTGCTCAGGCCGCCACCGGAGACTGGCGGCTGCACTGGCGGCGGCGCGCTGCCATCGGTGAGCGTGTTGGTCGATGACGTGCCGGCGGCCGGGATGAACGCGGCATCGGCCGTCGATGATCCCGCCAGCGTCGATGCCGTCGAGGCACCAGCGGCCGGCGTGATAACCGAGCCGGTGACGGTCGATGATCCGGTCAGCGTGCCTGTTGTCGAAGTCCCTGCAGCCGGCGTGATGGCGGCAATGGCGGCGGCAAAGCCCGTCAGCGTGCTGGTGGTAGATGCGCCTGGCGCCGGGTCCATGTTTGCCGCCGCGCTCGATGCGCCTGCCATGGTCGAGGTGGTGGACACCCCAGCGGCTTGGGTCATGCTCGACCCGCTTCCGGCGACACCAGTCAGCGTGCCAGCGGTGGACGTGCCGGCCGCTGGCGTGATCGCCGCCGCAATGCCAGCGCTGCCGGCCAAAGTCTGCGCCGCGCTCGAACCGTTGGCCGCTGTGATAGCCGCTGCGCTGCTGGCCGAGCCGGTGAGCGTGCCCGTCGTGCTTGACCCGGCCGCCGCCGACATGATCGTGCCGGTGCCGGCCACTCCGGTCAAGGTGCTGGCCGTCGAAACGCCAGCGGCCGGCGTGATTGCCGAAGCTGTCGAAGTTGCCCCGGCCAGGCTTGATGCCGTCGAAGCGCCTGCTGCTGGCGTCAACGCGGCAGTTGCCCCAGCGGCGCCAACCAACGTCGATGTCGTCGAGGCACAGGATGCCGGTGTCAGGTCGGCGCTTGTATTCGCTGCCCCACCAATGGCCACTGTGCTGGACACGCCAGCAGCCGGCGTGATGGCGGCAGCGAAGCCAGATGAACCAGCTAGGGCGCCAGTTGTAGACGCTCCGGCTGCTGCCGTCAGCGCGGCGGCTGCAGCGCCTGAACCTACAAGCGAACTGGCGGTACTGGCGCCGGCCGCAGCTGTGATCGCAGCCGCCGTCAAGAATTCCGCACTGACGGCGACATACGTCGCCCCCGTCGAGCCGCCGTATGTCGTGCCGTCCCAGAGCGTCCAGGCGATCTTGTATGGCGTGAAGGCCGAGAGTCCAGACGCTGCAACCCAGGCGTCAACTGCTACCGCTGCAGCCGGATCGCCGAAGAATGGCTGCGCACCATGCTGCCCTGCCGCCAGACTCGCGCCAGTGTCATCCTGGCCGTTCTTGATTTGCGCCGCGCCCGTGGCGTCGTTGGAATAGTCGGCGCCCGCAGTAGGGACGACTACCCAATACAAGTCCCATCCAGGCTCCAGGGCGCCGATGCTTGGTGGATTGGGCCGGGGCTGGCCTGACAGATCAGTCGGCAATGTAGGTGCCTGCGCCGATTAGGGGGCTGCCGGGGAGTGGGCGATAGCTGGGGGAGAGGAGAGGGTCAGATGTAACGTCGTGCGCGCCAAGCGTGTGCCCCGATGCCGCGGCGAAGCCGTGGAATGCGTTGTAGTCATCTCCCGACCACGCGCCGCCCGCGTTGCGAACCGACACGGCCGTCCCGCTGGCTGCTGTGAAGACGTTGTTCTTGACGACGCAGTTTGCTTCGTCGGCGGTCGAAAGCAGGTCGATGCCGTACAGGGAACAGTCGATAAACGTGTTGCCGACGATGCTGCACGACTGCGCCGTTGGCCCGGCCCCGATATGCACGCCGACTTTGCAGCGTACCGTCAGATTTCCCCAGCACGTCACGTTCTGGCTGTCGAGCACCATGATGCCAACACCAGAGTTGAAAATTCCGGCTCGCCCTGGCAAGTCGTAAAACTCGTTTTGGTACGCAATCGCATCGTCTACCCCGAAATCAAATGTAATTCCGTTGGCATCGACTCCAGTAGTGCTGAATTCACGGCCAATGTTGCGGCGGACGGTGTACGCGCCCCAGAAGACATTGACCAGCCCGGTTGCCCCTTGAGCCCGTTCGCCATAGTTGTGCTCGATCAGTGGGCGACCAAGTGCTGCAGAAGCCACAAACCCCCAGACACGAATACACCCGCCAAGTCCGGCTACTCCGATGACTTCGTAGAGGTCTGTGAACGTGTTGTGTGACACGATGAGGCCATCGCTGGTCCCATACGTGGAGAAGCCGTTACTCAGTTCAATTCCTATGCCGTACATGCGGGTGAACGTATTGCCAGTGACCACCACGTCGTGCATGGCAGTCGCAACGCCTGCGCCGGTATCCACCCGGAAGTGAATGGCGGCGCGCCCAGTGAACAAGTCGCGGAACGTATTGTTAGTGATGGTCATCCTGGTAATGACCGAGACCGCTGCCGCAGTTGCGACGAACCAGTTGATCGCCCCTGTTGTTGTGGCCCCGTCGCGGCAGTCTCCGGTAAACGTGCAGCCGTCGATTAGGATGTCCGTGTAAGACGTGCCGTTACCAGAACCGAACGAAAGCGCAGACTTTGCAGCCGCGACGAATGTGCAATCCTGAAAAGTCATCCCGGCGAGTGTGCCGCTGCCGTAGACGCAATTCGACGTGCCGCCGACAAACGTCAAAGCGTGCAGCGTTGTGTATGACCGGTAGTTGTTGAAGAAGTAGGCGCCCGTGAACACAAACGAGCCCGGATCTCCTGGATAGTCTCCACGGATCGTGCACGGATGGCCCGACGTTCCAAGGTGGTTTCCAACATCTACCGTTGCCGAACGCGCGTGCGTCCCGCACACGTAAAGCGTATCGTCTTGGCGGACACCACCAACACCCCACACGATTTCGCTCCAGCCACCCCACGCCGTAGCGTATGACGTGCCGTTGCGGGTGCCGCTGTGGCTAATGTTGGGTCTGACATACCAAGTCGTCATAGCCACCCTGCCGTCGGATCAATGTAGTACGTCGCCACGGCTCACCCCGCGTCACGCCAGATCGTCATATCGCCGCCACCGTCACTGACACGCGCGCCCGTACTGCGCTGCTCGTGATGCTGCCTGGCACATACGTTGCGGCAGACAGCGTGGCTTTGACACCAAACGCGGCGCTTTCAAACACATTGCTTCCGTCCGTTCCGTCATCCCACTTCGCAGCAATCTTGTAGCTCTGCCCTGGCGTCAGAGCCGATGACCACGTTATCGTCGGTTCGTAGTTCGTTCCTGTAGCCGGCGCATCGGCCTGCGTGCCGTACATCGTCGGCGAGCCACTGAAGCCCGCATTCGTGCCGATGTTCGCGCGTGCCCAAGTCGGCGTTGCGTCGCCTCCTGGGAAGATTGCGAAGTAAATTACTGCCATACAATTGACCCGTCGCGGCTAGGCTGATCCCCGAACGCCAGCACCTTACTGGTTGCCGCGACCCTACCTAAGGAATTGTCAAAGGAACAATGATGGCTACCATCCAACTGAACCACGGTCAAATCGCACTTGTCGATGACGATTGCGTAGATATGCTCGCGCCATACAACTGGCGAGCCGCAAAACTCGGCGTTTATTCGAACACGCTTTACGCCGCCGTCAACATCGCCGATAGTGATGGTGGACGAAAACTCATCTTGATGCACAGGCTCATACTTGGTCTGACGGACAGAAGCATCGTTGTTGACCACATAAACCGCGATGGCCTCGACAACCGTCGATGCAATCTCAGGGCTTGCACTAGAGCCGAAAACTCGTGTAACCGTCGCGTCAGCAGAAACAACAACACCGGCTACTCGGGCGTAACCGCTCGCAAGAATGGGAAGTTTGTTGCATACATCACCAAGAACAAACAGCGCATTTGTCTCGGCACTTTTAGGACCATTGAAGACGCCGTGCGCGTGCGTTCCGAGCGCGCCTATGCGCTCTTTGGCAATTTCACTCCTGTGTAAGATATTAGCCATGTCAGGCGTATGTAATCCGTGGCTGCGCGCTGGTGGCGGTGATGCCGATCGCGCTCAGGGCGGTGATCGTGGGGGCGCCAGCCGCTGCGGCTGCGGTGGGGATGTAGATGCGGCGGGGGGCGAATAGCTGCCACGGGTTTGCGTTTAGGCTGGCAATCTCTGCCGCTGTCAGCGCCCTATTCCAAAACGCCTGGAAATAGAGTGCACCGTGCCAATTATTTGGGTTTGTATCATCACCACCGCCGAATGACGCACCCAGGCATGACGGTGTTTCGGTAATTGACGCCGATGCGATAACTGCATTGTTGAAGTAACAAACCTGCGCAGTGCCAGAGTGCGTAGCGGCCAGCATATGTGGCACCGTTATGCTCGATGGTGGCGTTACAGCCTCAACCCAACGAGTGCCCGAGAACGGCCCG